TAAAGCAAGAGATAAAAAAATGCATGAAGTCGCAGATTTATTTGTAACTAGTTCATCTGAAACAAAAGGTGCTGGTAGATTTACTATGTCATCAAAAGATGTAGCGGACTATAAAACTTATTTAAAATTATCTCCAGAAGAAAGACAAACAAAATTAGATGATATCACAAATAAACAACGAGAAAAGATCGGAGAAATTACTGACGAAGATGTAGATAATACCAAAGAATATTTAAGGGAGCAACTTGGAACTAAAAAGTATAATGCATTAGTTGCATCAGTAAAGAAAAAAGGAGCTCCACCTCCAGCATATTCACAAGGTAAAGAAGGAAAAGAAAGAGTTGACGCAGTTATTAAACATTATTTAGAAACGGGTGGTGTTAGTCCAATTACAGGTGAAGTTGTCCCATTCTCTGATTCACAATTAGATCATATAGTGTCATTAGATAATGGTGGAAAGGATGGTCCAGAGAATTGGATGTGGATGGAAGCAAGAGTGAACCAATTTAAAGGTGCCCTTACAGACCCAGAAGTTGAAAGAAAACTTACTGAAAGAGGTTTGATGACAGTTAATGAAATTAGTAAAGAAACTAAAGAAACTGAACTTAAAAATTGGAAAAGTGAAGCTATGTCAGCATTTTGGGAAACAAAATTTGAATCTGGTGACCCAGCAAATCTTTCACATGAAAAGATAGATAATATGACGGCAGTTCAACTAAAGAATCTTGTTAAAGGTTGGAATAGCTATGTTGGTGGTGAAGGTGATCCAAGATTTATTGCACGATATGGTTCAACAAAAGTTAAAGTACCTGGCAGTAAAAAACCTTTGGAAATGTCAAGAGGTGGTGAAATAAAACCAGATAAGGATAATCCTAAAAGTTGGGGAGTTAAGAAAGGTAAAGATGGAAAGTTATCAAAACCAAAATTTGAAAATGATGAAGATGGATATAAAAAAGCCAAAGTAGCATTTGATGCAGTTTCAAGGGAATCTGGTGGAAGGCAAAAAGGAAAAGGGAATCTGGTAGAAGGGATAAAAAAACATTTAAGTTCAGATAAAAACCCATTTGGTCATGCAATTCCAGATGCATCTGATGAACAAGAAATTGATGAAGCATTTGAAGCACTTCAAAATGAAAAACAAAAAATGGAGAAGGAAATCAAGGATCTTGATACTATAATAAAGAACAATCCAAAGGCATCATCTACGATTAAAAAACAGATTGATAAAATACTCAAAGGCGAACCTGATAAAGAAAAAAAAGTAGCGTTATCAATAAAATTATGGAAAAAATATGAACAAGACCTTCCAGAAAAAAGAATGAGTTTTAAACAATGGATTTCTTAACAGAAGCAGCAGGAAAGAACTTACATTTAGAACATCTTGAAGATGAGATTCTAAATTTTGGTATTGCTGGTGGTCGTAGTGCTATTAATTTTCTTCAAGCATTGAGAGATATGTTTGCTGGGAAATCTGGTTCTAGTATGAATGTAACAGTTAAGTGGGATGGAGCCCCAGCTATATTCGCAGGGCCACACCCTGAAACAGGTAAGTTTTTTGTAGCTAAGAAATCTTTATTCAATAAGACGCCAAAGTTTTATCATACAAACGCAGAGATTAATGCTGATGTGTCAGGAGCCTTGGCAGAGAAATTTAGAACGTCATTACAACATCTTAAAAAGTTAGGAATGACACAGATACTACAGGGAGATTTAATGTTTACTAATGATGTTAGTACTATGGATATTGATGGAGAATCACATTACACTTTTCAACCTAACACAATTTTATATGCTGTTCCTGTTAATAGTCGAATAGGAAAAGTTATCGGTAGAGCAAAGATGGGTATTGTATGGCATACGACATATTCTGGTAGTACGATAGAAGGGTTGAAGGCTTCGTTTGGAGCTAGAATACCTGGAAAGTCAGCCACAGTTTGGCAAGATGATGCAAAATATAGAGATGTATCTGGAAAGGCCACATTCACAGCATCAGAGACAGTTACGATAACTAATTTATTATCGCAAGCGGGTAAACAATTTCATGCTATTGATTCGGGAAGTTTTAATAAATTTTTAAGATGGCAAAGTGACTTGGGTGCTTCGGCAGCAGGGGCCGGGTTCAAATCTTATCTAAATACATATACAAGAGCTGGAAAAAAATTACCCCCTTCAGGAAAGGTTGTAGCTGGATATTTTAAACATTTTAACGATTGGTGGATTAAAAATAAAGGCGATAGTGATAATAGTAAAAAGAGTTTAAGAAGTCATTTAGCAGTAATACGAACTTCAACAACCGCATTAAAAAATGTAGTAGACTTTATGAGTTATTTGATTCAAGCTAAATTAATGCTTGTAAAGAAAATGAGTCAAGCTAAAGGTCTAGCTAGAACATTTGTAAAAACACCAACTGGTCTGAAAGTAGTAGCTCCGGAAGGATATGTTGCAATAGATCATACAGGTGGAGCTGTTAAAATTGTAGATAAGATGGAGTTTTCTTTTAATAACTTTACAGTAGCAAAATCATGGGATAAATAAATATAGTTAGATGAAAAATTTTAAAGACATAAAAGAATTATCTCAAAAAGTTAAGGGGGTGACTTTTACATTTGGTAGATTTAATCCACCAACTGTTGGTCATTTAAAACTAGCTCATAAAATGAAAACTGTAGCTGGGACAGATGATATCAAAATATATACTTCACATACAACTGATAGAAAAAAGAATCCTTTAACAAATGCTCAGATACGAAAGTTTATGAACCCAATGTTACCTCATGGAACTGATGTAGTGACTTCTAATGCCAGAACAGTATTTGATGTTGTAGTACATTTGTATGATAATGGATATAGAAGTATTAAGATGGTTGTTGGTTCAGACAGAGTAATGGAGTTTCAAACATTATTAACTAAATATAATGGAAAGAAATCAAGACACGGATATTATAATTTTGAACCTTTAAAGGTTGTATCAGCTGGTGAAAGAGATCCAGATGCAGAGGGGGCTTCAGGAATGTCAGCCTCTAAGATGAGACAGTTTGTTCATGCAGGACAAAAAGATGAATTTATTAAAGCACTTCCAACAGGATATAGATTAGGACAACAATTATATAAAGCTGTACAAAAAGGAATGGGAATTAGAGAAATGTTTCCGGACTTCATGTATGAAACATATACAGATACCCATGTTCCACAAGTACATGAATGGGGTTCTCAAGAAGGTAGAGAGTATGCACAAGCTTTTACACCACATCAACCTGTAGTTGATTATAGAAAATTAACAACATGGAGAGAACAGGAAGATTTACCGAAGAAAGTATTATTATACAAAGAAAAAATGTATAAAGAATTAAAAGATAAACGAGATGAGTTCGAGGACAAATATGGCGATCGTGCTGATGAAGTAATGCACGCAACAGCCATGACTATGGCCAAGAGGAAATATGGATATACTTAATTACAAAGAAGAAACACTTGTACTAGATGAAGGTATTAATGATCCTGGAATTTTCAAGGCTATTATATTAGCAGGTGGACCTGGTAGTGGGAAATCAGCAGTGGCCAAAGCTTTAGGATTGGCGAGTATGGGTTTAAGAGTAGTTAATTCAGATATGTATTTTCAACATTTAATGAAAAGAAAGGGGTTATCTCTCAATATGCCAGCAAATGAATTTGAAGCTAGAGAAGTAGCAAGACTCGCTTCTAAAGGAGTAACAGATAGAAGATTAAAGTCATTAGTTGATGCTAGACTAGGTGTAATAATTGATTCAACTTCAGGTGATCAGACTAAGACTCAAAGAATAATTACAATGTTGAAGAACTCTGCGTATGATGTTAAAGTTATATTCATAGAAACAACATTAGAAGTAGCTAAAGTAAGAAATAAAAAGAGATCAAGAACATTACCAGATGCAGTGGTAGAATTTTCTTGGAAAGGAGCTCAGAAAGTAAGACCTATATTAAAAAGAATAACGGGTGCTAAAGATTATCACGAAATAGATAATAATAAAGAAGGACTTCCAAATATTTCTGGACTAGCAGGAAAACTAACAGCTTGGGCCAGTCGATTAAATGGAGCAGCATTAGAATGGACACTAGCAGTTAAAAAAGGACAAGATTCTATGAAGTCAGAAGACATAAATAATAGTATAATGAAAACATTTCAGGAATATAGAGTATAATGGCACAAATACCAACATCAAGTATCACAATGGCACAAATTATAGCTGAAGTAGGTTTATCAGGAAGTCAAACTTTAGATGCTTGTAGAGCAGCATCAGTTTCTTATGTATTACCAGCATCTCCAGCTATACCTGGTCATACGCGAGACGGAAACGAACAAACAAACACAAATGCAAGCCCACATTACAATACAATGGCAGAATGGGCTGGTTATACACATGCACAAGACTTAAATGTTCAAGAATATCTTGTAAGATTCTCCGTCCCATCGGGCAGTACATGGCCACAAACTACATATGGCCTCTGGCAAGAATCAGTAGAATATGATAACCAAAATATATCAGAATCAGAAAGAGAAGGAGGTATTTACCTCTTTACAAAACAAGTTGGTGGTAGTACTTGGGTCTATGCTGATCGGTTGATACCTGGCCAAGGTGAAGTTGGTAATTCTAGCTCAGGAAAACGATATCTAGCTAATGGCACGTATGATGCAATGGGTTCAGACACTAGTAATAATGGTAATAATGCAGATGTAATTATTAAGATAGATGAAGCTAATGTAACAGTAACAGTTGTTGTCAATATGATTTATGGTTACGGAGATGAACCGTACTTGGAAGGATACCCTACTCCTAACTTAACAGCAAACTCTGGAGCCACATACATTGCTGGTTCTGCACAGGGAGCTTCTGGTGTATCTACTACTGGGCCTGACTCACAGGATTCGGGAGCCATATTTCGGATGGCATTAACGGCATCAAAATCAGGTTATAACAATCTAGCGTTAGATGGTGGCCTCACAGGTGGCCAACTTACTGTCAGTTCTTATCATGAAGCAGCTTCGGATCTTGAGGAATAGTTATGAGTTGGAACAATAATTGGTTTATAAAAGAGCATGTTCTAGAACATAGAACTAGTGGTGTAGTTACATCATTAACTATTAAACTCGCAGCATATGCAAAAGATACTATGACTAAAGTTACAGGCGATGGTTCTAATTTTATATCACATGATGATTGTACTTGGAAAACACATACTAAGAGTGGTAATCAGTATTATGCTTATGACAATTATACTGAATTGGCCACAAGAAGTTATAGTTATACAGTTCCTGTAGACCAACAAACAGATATAGTACAAGCAGCACATGGTGTATCATTTGATACAGACGCGCGAACTTATAAGACTAAAAGAAAGGCTTGGAAAGAAAGTTATAAAAATTCAGCTGATGCTCTCGCGGCGTATACATCCTTACTTGACGATCTAGGGCAATGATCTAATATATAAAATTATAAAAACATAAATAGAATAAAGAACAGGAGATTTTAAAAAATGTCACCATGGAAACCAATCACAACTGAAGCAGCTCTAGGAGTAAATACAGGTGCAGCATCAGCAATAGGTAACAGTCGTTATGTACGATTATTTAATACGGCAGCAGTTGGCACAGAACATTTAGTAACACTAGAACAATCAGGTGGTACTGATATAGGTACGTTTACACTAGATGGCCAACAAGAAGCTATCATTCAGAAAGACCCTTCCGACAAATTATTCGCAGCTAATGCAGCGGTAATGGCTGTTGGAGTCTCAATCAACTCAAACTAAAATGCCTCAATATAAACATATCTTAACAGATTTTAAAGACTTACGGAAAGTAATCGGAGAAATCACTAAAGAAACCCCCGCAAAGACACGCTATCAGCAACAAGCTGAGAAAATGCAATATACACCTGAAGCTGAAGCACAGGGTATTGACAAAGATAAAGCCAGTAGTCTTAAAAAGATGAAAGATCATGCTGGTGAGGAAGAAATCAAGAAAGCTTATATAGACTTAGGCACTGCAGCACAAGGTTCAGTTGAATTTCAAAGAAAATTAATACAAAAGAAACTCAAGGAGATGGGTTATAATACATACTCTAAGATGGCATTTGACACGATTTTTAACAGGCCATTAACTAAAGAAGATGTTGACAAATTATTTACACTTACAGAACTTTTTTCAAAAAAACAGATAAAAAAATTAAAATCATCTTATAAAGGTATTGCAACAATAGACCCAGCATCTGCATCAGGTAAAGGACTTCTTAATAAATTTTCAAGTATGCCAAAAGATGAATTATTAGACATTGCAGCAGCTGGAATAAATTTCTTATCATTATTAGCAGCCAGTCAATTAATTAGTAGATTTGGTATGAAAGCTGGCCAGTTTAAATTTCAAAAAGCAGGTGATGCAATAGTTGAAACAAAGACAAAGAAAAAGAAAAAGAAATGGGACGAACCTTTAAAAGGCTTTCCTGGAAATGAAGAAATTGATGAAAGTAAAATGGGTGATCTTCTTATTGATATACAATCAGGAGCCACAGCTAAAGAATTAACCAAATATCACAATATTTCATTACAAACAGCTAAAAACTTTCTTTCAGATTATTATTCTAGTAAAAGAACAAGAAAAGCTCCAGGTCTAAAGAAAGAAGATATTAAAGAAGGTAAATATCTTAGATATTCAGACTTATTACTTAAAAAATCTAGACTCATAGATAAAGAAGGTCCTAATTCAAATGCCGTTAAGCAAATTGATAAAGAAATTGCTAAAGAAATGAGAAAGCTTGGGATTAAAGGAGTATGGACTAAAGAAGAAACTATTCATGAAGGCACATGGGCAGTTCCAGATTCATCTAAAAAACTTGCTGACCTACAGAAACGATTCTTAGGTAGTAAGAAACCTGCATCAGAGATAAATGCCAGAAAGCTAGCAGTAGACTTGTATAATATTTATGGCGATGATGATTTCTATGATGAGTTAGAAGTTTATATGAACAATCCAGACCCTAAAGTTGATTTAAGAGATATTATTATTAAATATTTAAAAAAATGGGTAGAAATTAAGAATTATAAGATTACTAAAGCTCCTGAGAATTGGGTATCAAACACTACAGATGAAGATGTAGATATTGAAGAAATTGTGTCAGAAGGAAAGCCGAGAAGAGGTAGAGGAAATATCAAAAAGCCTAAAGGTAAAATGATTCCATTAAGAATGAGTAGAGAAGATAAACTTAAAGAAGAACATGATCACGCTAAACAATCTCCATTTAAATTAAAATCAGAACAATATCCAAGAGCTATAGCTATTAATACTAATGGTTTTGGTAAGAGACATGCTATAGTAGACGATATCGTAACAGCGTGTGAAACTTTTGGAATGATAACAGACAAAGAATTACAAGTAGAACAGATTCAAAAACAACTAGGAAAGAAAGGATTCATAACATATAATAAATCTGAATTAGAAGATATATTTGAAGAAAGACAAACAGAACGAATGATTTTAGCTTTAGAATCTGATGTAGAAGAACAAGAACCAATGAAGTATACGCAAGGTGAAATAGCATATGCTGAATTACACGAACACGAAATAGAATTTTTAAAGCCTGATGGCCAGAAAGCCAAAGGACCAATACTAAAAATGAGTGGTAGCACTTTTAATGTTAAAGATAAATACACAGGAAAGTCATTCACTTATAAATATAGTAAAGTAATCGAGGAAGAACGAGTGAAAACATTTAAAGAAGTGTCCCAAAATATTCAAGAAGTATCAATAGGACCAGCTACAATTAGGAAAGACTTTCCTAATGTATGGGCTCAGAAAGATAACAGGATGAATAATGTCTTAATGGCATTAGTCAATCTACATGGTTATATAGATAATCTAAAAGCCTATAAAAAAGATAAAAAGGGATTTGTCGATGGTCTAAGGAAAATTGGTAAGAATGACGCTTCATTAAAGAAAGCTGGTCTTACTAAAAGGAATATTGGTGAAGATATTCAAGAAGGTAGATTTTCAAAACAACTTATTAAACAAGCCGGCGGCATAGCCTTTGACAAACGATATTATATGGGAAATATGACAGGTGCTATTAACGCCATCGAGAAATTAAAGAAAGGATTATCAGATGATCCTAAAGTTCAGGAACTGTTAAGACTTGCTAATGAATCTACTGAACCTTTACCAACAGGAACAGCAACAGACTATACAAATTGGCTACCAGAAGGTGGTGACAAAGAAGCATATCAGAAATTCTTCAATACAGCCTTAAAGAAATTTGGTGTCAGTTCACCAGATGAATTAGAAGGTGATAAGAAGAAAGAGTTCTTTGATTATGTTGATAAGAATTGGAAAGGCGATCACGAGGAAGTAGATATTAGACTTGATGGTCGTAAAAAGAATTTTAGAGAAAAGATGAGAAAGCTCGGCTATATCAAAGGCACTTAGCCATGATTAACGAAGGTAGAAAAGCACCAGATTTGGGAATGCCTTCACAAGCAGGGAACAATCTTCTTTGGGGTCTTACCCGAAAAGCTAAGACCAAAAGAGAATTACTTAGTATGATTGATAAGTTGGCACTCAAATTGGGTGGCAAATATAAAGCAGCTAAAGATGAATTAATAATGAGAGCAGCTATAGACGCATTTAACACAAAGGGAAATGTTGGTCATTTAGCTAATCCAGATAGAAACATTATGCAACAAATGAAATCTATCGTAGACTTAGGTCGCGGAGAGATCATTTTACATGATAAAAAGAAAGTTAAGATGGACAAACGTACAGCTACGAAAGTCTTGATAAACTTAATGAACCTCAAGCCAACAGAACGAGGGCAAGTTTCAATAACTATGCTAAAAACGAAAAGTGGGTTTGATAAGTTCTTTAAAATACTAAATAGATAGTATATAATATAAATAGATTTATTGGGAGATAAAACAATGCCTTTATGGGGAAAAACAGACGCAGACGAGTCTAAACCTAAACATTTGACAACTGCACAGAAAAAAGAAGTATATGCAGCCGCAGGCGGTTGGGTAATCGAATCTGGTTCTACAATGTCTGGTAATAGCAACACAAGTGCTACACCAGAAATTA